CTCCTCAGAGACTAACTAGCTGAGGCACCTAGTCCATGCTACAAACCATTTGAAACGCGGGCTCAGTACCTATTCGTTTTGCTTTCGCTTTTGTGGTCCGAGGTTGCCGCATACAGAAAGATGCCTACATTGGCGAGCTTGCAGTAATCACTTACGCGCCCAAAACGTGCGTGGAGAGGCTGCGAATCGAGGTGGGACTGGAGGTGGCGACATGGGGGGGTAGAAGGCATTCAGTCTGATAGGGACGTAAGGAAGGGGAGAATTTCTTTCGTGAGGGGAGTCTATTCTCGGGCGCGGGTAGTGCAGCAGCTCAGCCGGCACCTCAACAGGCCCGGTTGAAGACTGCCGCTTTACCACCCATCGACCGGTTACATAGTTGTAGACAGGACAGTCGGGGCAATTCTCAAAACTTACGGCAGAATGGTCAGGGGAATGATACTTCGGGTGTCGCGCGTTCCTCATTTGTCCGATCTCGGATGGCGAGAGTCGCACGGCGGGGTCTTCGGTGATTGCTCGTCGTCCATCGGCTGTGGGTCTGGAGACGTCTCGGTGTCGTGCAGTTGTGCACTTGACGGGTTTCCGCTGCTTGGCTGCGGACTTCTGTGTAGCAGATGTTGTAGCATTGCTGATGTCCGGCGCTCGCTGACTCGGAGCTGTGCCAATTGGTCTAAAATGGCTCGCTCCTGGGTCGTGTCCGAGCTGCTGGGAGGCGGTGGAGAAGGCATGCCCAGCGGAGACAAAGGAGCTGGCGAGCGGTTTAACGGGGACCGGCTTCGCGGGTGCTGGTGCGCCCGCTGGGCCTCGCGCTCGCGGTGGACTGCCCGCGCGACTTGTTCCCGCTGCCTTCGCTCTCTTAGCGTCCGTTTTACGAGCACTGGGTACGGCAGTCGGTTGAATGGCTCCCCCATTCGCCGACACACTTCCTCCTCCTCCTCCTCCGACGTGCACCCCGGTTGCAATGGAAACCGGTGAGCCGGGGTCACTTGGTGGTTGGCTTCCTCCGTCATCTGCCTGGCAGCTGAAATCAACGAGCTCTGGTATTGCTGGCTCATTGCTTCCGCACTCGGTGCCAACATGGCAGTCGACCCGCACTGAGAACTTGCCGCCCTCGAGTCGGACAGAGCAGGTGTTGAGGTCTTCGGAGACGTGCGGGTCAGGAGGCTCGGGGAACTGCTGCGAGACGCTACAGGACTGAATGGTTGAACTCGCTTCATTGCGGCGGGGTCCTGCTCGAAAATAGCGCTCCAGCGCGCCCTCGTCGGTCGTTCCAAGATGGTGCGAGGAACTGCGCGTTCGGCCGTCGAACTTGCGGGGCCGTAGGATTCGGGATCGTAGTGTGTACCACCAGACCGCGAGGAGTGCGGGTCCAGGCTCAGATTGTCGAACACTACGTAGGCTGGGATTCCGGTCGCAGGGGTCCCGTATCTCCCCATGGTCGAAAGAGCGCATTCCTCCTCGAGGCCCAGGCACATGCATGCCGCAGCCGCAACTCGTGAAGCGCCCGACCGGTGTATCCATTCCGTTGACAGTCGCAATGCCGCCTGAAACTCCAGATGGAATACATACGCCGCCTCGCCAGTCCATAACACGAACACAGTCGGTACATGGGTAGCACCAATGCGATCGTGCATGCCAGCAAGCCAGTGCAGTGTCTGGTGGAGTGCCAGGTCCAGCACGCCTTGGTCGGTGGAGGGGACCAAGCTCCTCACTGCCGAAAGTAGCCAGATTATCGGCGACGACTTGGCCAGCCCTCTTAGAATCGGGGATGCTGGATGAGTGAAGCCGGTAGGTACTGACATTGTTCAGTTGTTCCGTGGTGTTGATGGTGTTCAGGTAGGTAATCAATTTGTTGAGCTCACCCAGGTCATAATCGGAGAACTTAACCATGAGGTTTAGGTACTCCGCTGTCGGGGCCTGAGGCCAACTGGCGCTCGATTCGCGCATCTTGACACCTTCTTCGGTGCCCCAGTACGGGAGATCCTCCAAAGCTATGGGGAGTTTCTCGAGCTTCTTCCGCTTGTACCTACCTTCGGCTCTCAGACGCGCTATCGCCACCCGCTCTACCGCTCCCGACCAAGCGGCGATGAGTGGGTTGTTTGGGTCAAGTGCGCGGAGCCCACGAGCCTTGGAAATCATGGCGTACTCCAGAGGCAAACTCTTTGAAGAGAACGTCAGGTGCAGTTTCCGCAGCTGCCGGTTTGGGTCTTGGATGCTGCATGTCTCTTGGCCGGATAGCGTAGCCCACA